TAATCTTTTATTGTAGGAGCATTAACTCCGCCTTCCCATGGAGTTGTATCCCAGCCTGTTGTATCCCATGGCTCTAAAGCGTTTACAACATAATCTTCTGGTGTTACTAAGGAATCAACGTCTGTTAATGTAATAGCATCGCCTACGCCTTCTACATAAAACTCTTTGTCTTGATATGTTGCTGGAGTTACAAAAGTATTGAATTTTACCTTTAAGCCATTAGTAAATTTAACACTGTTTGGACTAGTGTATGATGGCATTCCAAGTATGTCTTCTTCTATATCAATGACAAAAGTGTCACCGACGTTTACTAATTTAATAACGCCTACTAGGTTTGCATCGTTACCGTCTTGGTAATAAAACGTATCTTGTAATGCTGTAATTAATGGTACCAATAGAATTTGGGCAGAACCATCTTTATAAAATGATCTGTCGTTGTATTGAACACCTTCTAATACTTTATGCTTTATGTTTGTTACAAGCGGCGCAAACAATGAAAGAGTAATAATGGAATCGCCGCCAGATGGAACCAGAGTAACTTTCCATATGCTTGTTCTGTCAGCAACTGTTACTACACCGTCGTTATCAGCTGTTATTATTGTATCATCTGCAGTTTCGCTGGTTGTGTCAGCCCCTAAGCCTGTCCAGTCCGCTGGATCAACGCTGTTGTCGGTAAATATAAGAGTTTTGCCGTCGATGTCTACGTTACCATCTATGCCGCCGTGTTCTGCTATAAATTCAGAATACAAAATGCCTTGTAAGTCAGCATATGTAATACTCTCCGACGCGAAGTTAACGTCTGCGCCGTCTGTCATGTCTGTGTAGAAGCTTTGCGCGTTTGCGTCTGGCACGTTAAATGTTATTGTACCATCATCTTCGCCGTTGTTAACAACACCGTGAATTTCTCGTGTAGAGAAGTTTGGTTGTGTTGATTGCATACCACTAGTGCCTGCTTCTGTTTGGATCCAGAAAGGGTTTCCATCTTGATTAACATCAAAGTGGTATGTACCGTTACGTGACAGTATTATTAATGGGTTTGTTTGATTTGGTACTCGATCAAACTGGTAGTTACCGACACCTTCGGCTACTGTTGTAGATGAGCCCACTCGTGTTACTTCTGTAGTTGTATTAGCTGGCAGCGTGTCGCTGGAAATAGGTATTGCTACAGGACCAGCTGGAAGCCAATAGTATTGGCTAAAGTTTACGAACTTGTCGTATTCAATTTGGCTATCGTAGCTGTAATAATCATTGCTGAACAGTCTTGTCTGATCTGTTGTGTCTGCGCCGTAGAAACGAAGCTTGTTTAATAAGTCGATGTAATGCCCTGTAAACTGTGGCTTACCGTTGTCGTCGGGAACGACAACCGCTGGCTCAAGTTGATACTTGTTGCGATCGGCTGTGCTTTCCTGTATGTAGTTGTCACCCGGCTTGTTTACTACTGTAAACTTCTTACCTATGTAACCGTTAACACGTTTTAAATTCGGCTCGTTAGTAAGCTGTTCAATGGTAGCATTGATGAATTTTTCGTTTGGATTAGTTCTGAATATCTCAGGTAATAAACCAATATTTCTTACAGGCATTCCTTACACTCCGGATGTTAATTGAGCTGCTGTAATAGCAGTTATAACTTCTACGTCAGCTACAGTCGCCGCGCTTGTTAGTATCTCGTTTGCTTCGCTGTTGATTTGGAACAGTGAACCAAACGGGTTGTTTCCGTCTTTGGAAACAATGATTATGCTTGCTACATCCGGCACCAATTGTTGGTGCAAGTATGCGCTTAATTCTGTGAAGTAAAATGTTTCACCGAAGTCCCAGTTATTAATATCAAAGTATGTATTAATAGCTGCGATCAGTTTTGATTTTACTTGGCTATCGCTTATGTCAATGTTAACATTCTTTACAACCTTAAAGATTGCTTGTAACTCGGGCGCTGCTTCAACACCAAACAATGGCTTAAACTTAGCAGAGTTAAAAATTAATGTGTCGCTTAACATTTTAGAATTATTTAAATCGTTAAATTCAATTCTTAATTCTTCTGACGTTGGCTGCGAAGGTTCTGCTACTGTATTTGTTATGTCCGACACCCAGTTCTTATAGTCTGTTTCGTATTGGCGTGTTAGTATGAACAAGTCGATAATGTTGTTCGGACTTGGATCAATGCGTCTGTTGTTTGGACTGTTGTGCGTGTATTGGAAGTATATGCCTTGACGTCCTACTTTCGCTTCGTAATCTGTAGTCGCTGCGATTGATCGGCCCGTAGTTGTTACAGTTAAAATCCAGAATGTTTCTTCTGCGGTGGCATAAAATAATTGACCATCGTCGAAGCTGCCCATTTCTGCGCTAATGGCTGCTCTAGTAGAAAATTCTGTTACTACGGTCGCATTGTCAACTGGCACTAATATTTCGAAGTTGTCGTCTGCTGATGTCTTTTCGAAAAATACGTATTTCTGCGGTGGATTTACTAATGGATCAACCACTGTTGTGAAGAAGTTTGGGTTATCAAGTATGTTATCGCTGTCCAAGTCAGAGTAAGTTACTTTGATCTTAGTGTTATCTTCATAACCGTCGATTTCAGTAATGTTGTCATATATGAACAGTGTTACAGCACGGTCTAACGCATCGCCGCTGTCTGGCTTAGAGTTCATTTGTAATACGCTAATTTGATCGTTAATTGTCTTACCAGTACGCGAATCGAATACTTTTAAGTCTGGATCAAAGTAGAAACGTGTTTGTAATACACTTTCAAATGTGTATTGAAGTCCGCGGTATGTTATTGTGTAGCTTTGACCGTCTGTTACGAAGTTAATTAACCAGCTTGCGTCAAGGTTTGCGCCGCTTGTGTCGCCAGCGTTATCCAATGAGAAATCACTAACAGCATCAACGTCTGAACCTGCTACAACTACCCATTCTTGTAAGTCTACTTCGTAACGTAAAGCAAAGTCTGCGAACAATGTAATATTTGTTATAATTGTTTGTTCAACCGCCGATGACAAGTTGTTACTAAAGAACGGAATAATTTGCGTTACGAAAGCTTCAGATGGCACGTTATCGGACAATGTAATCGGGCCGGTTCCGTCTGGTTGTACACCAACGCCTGCTGCGGTTCCGTCACCTACTACACTTACAACTGATGTATAAAAGGATGTGCGTTCGCCTTCAACTAAGTCGCGTGTTGTTGGTAATGGGCGTATCGCGTTTGTTGAATCAAACATAAGGTTATCACCTGCGTACACTTGTAGCAATGCTCCCGCCGTAATGAAACGGTTTTCATTACTAACAATAGAGCCAACCTGCACGATAAATTCAGCAAAGTTTGTAAAATAACCAGTGGACTGATTACTTGATACTGTGGCACGTTGCCATATATTACCGTCTGCCGGAGCACCTGGAGAACTAAAGCGTTCAAAGTTTGCGTAATAGAAATGTTCCATTTCCTTACCAGCAATAATTGGCTCCAAAACGTTTTGTATTAGTTCTAATATGTCGTTGTTCGCAGTAACTTCAAAGTTAAATGAATCCAGTTTGTTTTCTTCATATAGTAAGCCGTCGTCAGCAAAAATGTTTGTGCTGCTGAACTTACCTGTTGTGTCAACTACGTCTAAGAAACGGCTGATACCAGAGCTTGAGCGGTTAACCGCTTTGTTCTTAATTACATTGTTAAATGATGTGTATGGGAAGATGTTATAGTCTTCGCCGTTAACCATTCTATTCTGCGTGTAGTACTGTTGTGGAGCACTTTCTTTAATATCGCTTAGTGTTTCTTGCGCACTTGCGTTCGCTACTGTATATTGTAACGCGCCTGTGATTGTTAGTGTTTCGATGCGGCCAACCTTGCTAACGTAATCAATTGGAATTGTTACGATAGGCATTTCTGCTGGTGTTATTTTATAACCTAAACCGTTACTAACGCGGTAATACAAACGAAATTGTCCGTTTGGAATATTAGCAAATACACCGTCGCCGAATATTAAGTTAATGCTATCGTCTTGGTTTGTTGTTACTTGGTAAATGTTACGCTCGTCTTTGTCAAGCGAGTTGAACGCAATGTTTTGTCCTGTTACCGAAAGCACTTGCTCCCATAATGTGTCTTCGTTGCCGTTAGCATCCAGTTCGTATAACCATACATCTGATTGGTTAATTGTAGATACGTTAATATTTACAACACGGTTTGGAATACCATCTGTCACGCCGAAGTCGACGTTAGACAATGTGCCTTGCTTGAAATATGTAAAGTAACCAGTGTTGATACTACTGTTACCTAAGTTATCATTGCGATAAAGGATGTTTAAATCGTTGTCTATCTTTGGTGCTTTTTCTTCCCAGAATTCGCTTTGTTGTGTTGTAACAGATGCGATTTCAAATTGTGTTTGAATGCCGTTAACAACGTTTGTGTATGGGAATATTGGTAGTGTTCCATCTTCTGTATTAATAGTATATTCGTCGGTCGCGATGCCAGCGATTGTTGTGCTGCTAGATGGCTTGCCTATTTTTTGGCTGCTTTCGAAAGATGCGTTTAACAGGATGTTAAACTGTTCTTGCCAGTTTGGGTTATTACCATCGTTAAAGATAATGCGAGCGTTGGACAGATCAAGGCCGTTACTATCGTTTAGAAATTCTGTAGTTGTTACTTCTGTAATCTTTAAAAGACCGGATGCTGGGTTGCTACGCTTAGGCGCGTAACTAATTAAACGTGCTAGACGTAATACACTTTCGCGACGTTCAGCTGTGTCAATGAAGTTTTCACGAGTGTTAAGGTCGTTTCTGTATGCTAGGTTTTGTCCTAGTGTAGCAATTAAGTCAATAAGCGCAATATATTCTGAAGATTCAATGTAGTCGTTAAAGTCTTCTGGGTAGTATAAACGCAGATAATCGATCATTGCTTTTCGAATCGTTTCAAAATCATAGCTTTGGAAATCAGCATCCTTAAATGATTGGTATACTTTACTCCAATCTTCGGCTACTAATAAGCTGGTTTGTCTTGTGGAAATCGGCATAGTTTAATTATTCTCTGTCTTGTTAGCATATTTATCTTTGGTAATTATATGCTGTTATAATCGATAAAAAGGCCTTGACATTTCAGTTGAAAGGCTGTATAATAGCATAAATACTACTATGGTAGACGGTGCGGATTACAACAAAGTACTAGAAATCACAGGAAAAGCAGACAATATGGGCTTGGTTATTATTGCGCCGTATTTTAAGCAATCTGTGATTGAACACGTGAGAAAACCGGACGATCTATTCAAAGTTAAAATAAATGAAATGCGCTATCCTACAATTAAAAATGCGATAGTACATCGAGGTACGTTTATATCCGTAGAAATGTTTATTACGGGCGCTTATTTTATACACGAATCGTTACTGGATTTGGGCGTCATATCAGAAGATCAAATTTTGTCTGCGGCACAACAATTTATATTAATGGAAACAATTCGACATTCGGGAGAGTAATGAAACTCTTAGCACTGGCACTGTTTATAGCACTAACAATCGCAGGCTGTCAATCAGCCAACGTAGCATTTAACGAGCATTATGAAGGCGACGACTTCATGGTTAACTATGAGTATAGCGATGGCAATGTCCGCGAGGATCTGTTAGGCAATTGGTTTCTTGTTCGCGCCGAAGAGCATTGGAATGGCCGCGATGAAATAATTAAAGGCGGTCCATACGAAGGCGAGGTTGAGTGCTTGTTACAGTTACATCATAAATACGAACCAGACGATGGCTACATATGTACAGTATTAAAATAGACTGGAAACAATTTGCGCGGCAGCATTACTGGATTGGCTATTATTATTGGAATTCCTGTTATGACCACAAGCATTATAAAAGTAACTGCGAAGAATGTAATAACGGTGAATGGAGATGGATAGCGACTGAAAATAGCGATGCGTCCGCCCTTTCATATAAACATCTTGGCATATTTAAAATGCCAATGAACAATGTAGTCTGGACTGATGATCTTCGTGATTAAAATAGATATCAAGCAGTTTATACAAGACCGCTTGTGGTGCGGATGGTGGTACGATGCCGTACCGACTCGCGGATCAGCGCATTGGAGATTTGAACGTCATCCTGCTGTTCGTTTAATCAGCATTATGAAACTTAAAAAGGCTAGACGCCTGGCATACGAACATAATCACAATTTAAACTGGGATAGCCGCAAGGATCCAATAAATTATGATTAAGATAGACTGGATACGGTTATTGCGAAACTATGTTATCTTTGGATATTACTTAGAGATGTATATTACCGGTCAGATTGTTATGACAGACGGAAAGATAACTGAGGGGAAGATCGCTACTGATCGTAAATACCATATTAAAAAGTTTCCTACACATAAAGAAATAATACCACCGTGGCATAAGTGTTGGAAACGGTATGATTAAAATAGAATTTAAAAAATGGTTATTTAACACCAAACTAATGAACTCTTCGTTTGTCAGAGACCGCTTATGGTTTGGCTGGTGGTGGTGCCATATATGTTCTGCGCATCAATTAAATGATTCCACTTGTCCATTATGCGATGCAGGGCATTGGACCAGAGTTCCAGCTGGCAAGATACCACTGGCAATGCCGAGATGGACATTCGGAACTCGACTGATTAAAAAGCTATGATTGATATAAACTGGCATAAATTTTTCAAAAACCATATTGTATTAGGGTTTTGGATATTTAAAGACTCGCGCGGATGGGAAGCACATTGGCAAGTTGGTACTGAGAATTACGGTAATATTCCATGGCACAGATGCTGGAAATGGAACGAATGGGAATAATGAGCAAACTAACAAAAGAACAAAGAGCATTCTGGGACACGTTAAAGTTTTCGTATGACAAAAGCGATATACTGCGCACGAACCCACAGATACTAAAGCATATTATTATCTCAAAGCAAATAGGCAAAATAACCGAGCCGTTAGCTGAGTGTATTGTTTATATAGCAAATAGATATGTTAATAAGCCACAGTTTCATAGTTTCACATACAAAGGAGATATGGTTTCGTACGCGATATTAATGGCATATAAAAATATTTTAACGTTTAAGCCCGAGAAAAGCGATAACCCATATGCTTACATTGTAACAATGGTTAATGGCGCGTGTCACCATATTATTGGTAAAGAACACAGAGAAGCGGGTATTAAAAAAGATATGTTAGAAGAAGCAAAACAACTGGCGGAAGACAATGTCAGAAACTAAACAACAAATAACACAACGAAAGATTCGTAACGGTTTGCGTAAGCAAGCTGAAAAGATATGGGCTGAGAAAATGGAAATGTGGGAGATATTAAAGACTGACCACACTGTTCCTAAATATACCGGCGGCAGGACTAAAGGCGGCGGTTATTATTACTGCCCATATATTCCTATTCTTAGCGTAACTCGCGGAGTAGAACCAGTTAAAAAAATGACATTCACAAAAAATGTTTGGACAGGAGACACAACAGCATGACACGATTTGAAACATTAGGCTATGAAGCCTTTAATAAAGGGATTAAAGATTCTCTTAAAGATCCAGGATTCGGTTTAGCAATGCTAGACTACGATGAAGACGATTATCATATCGATCCATCCGACGACTGGAATCAGGGGTGGCTACGTGCTGCCTATGAAAACAAAGAAAAAATTGATAAAGCACGAGGAATATCATGAACACACACAATCCCGATAGCTGGGTAATAATTAAAATCAGCGGGATAGAAGAGAAAGACTTCTATAAAGTATTAGCTGGCTGGTCCGGCGGATACTTAGACGGTGATAGCTGGAGAATGAATTCAGGTATTGACATAATTGAAGACGACGGCGAGTATTGGAACTTTGTCGGTTCATCCGGCAGTGTATATCGTTGCCACAAAGAAGGAAACCAGATGCGTATGTCAATGGCTGGCACCTGGAACCAGTTATCCACAAAATACCCCGACAATGTAGAACTCGTTGAAATAGACGAAGTCATTGCGGCGTTAGATGGTTAAAATAAACTTTAAACAATGGACAAGAGACCACTGCTGGTTTGGGTGGCATTATGCTCCTTTAATAATAGGCACCGGCGTCGAGTACCGTTGGATTCGAATCCTTAGCCCGTGGTTCAGACGAAGAATTGTAAGATTAGGAAGATGATTAAAATAAACTGGTTCTTGTTCTTTCGTCATCGTGTTATCTTTGGCTTTTACGTTAAACGTAAAACAATGGTTACTAACACTGGCGTTTTTATTCCCGGTGGTCCATGGAGACCACACTGGCGCTGGAACTGGGGCGACAAATTCGAATGGAAGATTAAATCAAGGCGCAAACAAGTTCCATGGCACAGATGCTGGTACTGGGGCGAAGTACATAGATGATTAAAATAGATTGGACACAATTTGTATATGATCATGTGTGGTTTGGCTACTACGTAGATTGTCATCCCAATGAAGGCTGGTGTAAAGAGGACTGGAGCAGTAGACCAACCCAATGGCATGACCGACTTTGGCCCGTAAGACGTTACGGACAGCCATACCCAACATGGTGGTTTATACTGTGGGGCATCCTGGTCGAACGCGACGAAAATGGCAAATTAATAAATGATTAGAATAGACTGGAAACGCTTTGTACAATCGTGGGTGTGGTTTGGTTGGTTTAAAACTGAGAACCAGTGGAAATGGCACCGAACAGTGAACAAGTACTACTGGTACAGAATTATGACAATAGACGCCGCAAGGATGTTCGAGAAACGTAATCAAAAATACAGGAGCGCCAGAGTACAATGATTAAAATAAACTGGAACAAATATCTAAAACACAGATGCTGGTTCGGCTGGTATTGGATCGGTGTGAAAGATTATCCAAATAATGGTTATTGGGGATATTCGCATACGCTTAAAGACAAGTTAATACCTTGCTTCCGCCGCCCAAAAGAATGTGATCAGTTTATATATGATTAAAATAGATCTCAAACAGTTTATACATGATCGCGTGTGGTTTGGCTTTGTTTACTTTCGTAATACTCGGGATTTTCTCTTCCTAGGATGGGGCATGTTCTTTATTCCTATGCGTCTGCGCACACAAGCACCACCGAAATGGTACTTGAAAACATTTAACATAGAATACTTTTAATGCTTAAAATAGACTGGAATAAAATATCGTACGATTATGTTTTCTTTGGTTGGCTACGCTTTCCAGGCCAGCACTGGTCCAGGCTGTCTGATTCAAAGCACCATTGGATTATTCAAGATAGGAAAGCATGGAGAATCCGTTGATTAAGATAGACTGGCAAAAATTTATGTATGGCCACGTATGGTTCGGTTGGGCTTGGATTCACGTTGATCGCGAGGCAATTGGTATTGATGCACCAATGGACTGGTATAGAATCGGAGTTGAGGACACTTATTGGAAAATTATAAGATTAGACAAAGAATGCCGAGCAAAGCTTGACCATACCTATATAAATGTCAATGATTAGATGCTTGTCATTAACTGCGATTCTTGATTAAACTGAATATACATAGCTTCAGCAATATTCTGATTCACAAAATATAAATCCATTTCAATTTGAAAGCCCTGCTGGAACTGTTGTATTGTAATATCTTTAACGTTTACTCTTGGCTCAGCTTCTAATATGCGCTGCGCATCATGTAAAATAGCTTCTCTTAATTCGTCTGACATTCCTTCAAATATAAGTTCCCATATAATCGATCCAAATCCTGGATTATTAAGACGCTCACCTCTGCGGGTTTGGAAGTGATTTAGGATGTCACGTTTGATTAGTTCCGTGTCTTCCAACTTCCATCTATTTTGTAAACCTATTGTGCTAAAACCTTTAAAGAATGCCATACTGTATTTATACTCCTTTTGACGGTGTTCCAGTAGCTGAAACTAATGGTATAACTACTAGCGAATTGGATGGTTCGTGTGTAGGAATTTTTGGTATTATTGTTTGCGCTGTTGACGTGCTTGCGGTCTCGTGCTTCCAAATGTCACCAATTTTTGCGGTGTCTAATATGTCTACTAGCGTAAACGGTACTGGTACTGTTGGTGCTATTACAGAACTTGGCGCGCCGGGTGATCCGGGCGGTCCGCTGTTCAATCCAATGGATGGCGCTTCAAACATTAAGTCACCGCCTGCTTTCCATCCGCTGGCTGCTCCAGCATCAAAGTTCATCGACGCGCCTGCAGCCATGCCAATGCCTGCGCCTGCTTGAACATTAGTATCATCTGCTGACTTAATGCCTATCGCAGCGGTGGAGTCTATAGCAATATCATCTGCTACTGCCAAACTGTAGTTTGACAATATATCGATTTGTGTACTGCCAGTAACTGTTTTATGATAGCGTCCTTGTATGTCAACATCTTTGTTGCCAACAACAATTTCTTCTCTATTTACATCTACTTCGGTTTTCTGATTGCCTCTTACTTTTAGATTGTAATCGCCATTTACTTCTGTGTTCATATTCCCGTCGACTTTTAAGTTGAAATCACCTCCAGTGCGTATTGAAATGTCCGATTCGGAATAGATAAACATTTGTCCATCGTTAGTAAGTTCGATCCAATTTTTACCTGTTGAGGTAGAAATGTACATCATGCCAGTAGTGTCATCCATAATAATCTGGTGACCTGCTGCAGAACGTATTTTAACACGGCGCGAGTTACCATTTACATCGCCGTCGTCCATGATAAACTGGTGCCCGCCTTTACGACCGTTTACTACTTTTTCTTTTATTTTTGTAACGTCTACCGCAGGCGCTTCGCTTACTCGCTGTAGTAAATCGTCTGTTGCTTGGTCTATATATGTTCTGCCGGGTGTTGTAATACCAAATGCTCCCGCCGGTGTTTCTCGTGTTGTAGTTGCGCCGTCTATGCCACGAGAAGTATCTGCTAACAAGCCTTGTTCAGCAAGAATTTTTGTTTGTATGCGATGTGGTGGCTTTGGGAACTCTAATATATTTGGGCTTACTAATGATGCTAAATCACCTGCGTTTATTTCTACACCTGGAATATAGCTAGGGTTATAACCACTTATAAGCGCATCGACTTGTGCGTCCGGTGCTATTTTGGTTTTCTCTACACCACCAGAACTTCCTAATTGGTTGTGCTCTACTACTGGAGGCAAGCATGCTATCCAATAGCCGTTGTTAGCGTTACTCGCTTCGAATACTACAAGTACTCTGACACCAACATCTGGTGGCGTAAACCACATACCGTATGAGTGACGTACTGTTTCAAATGTAAGCTGCGTATTGACATCTCTATTAGGATTTATTTGTAAGTTGGTGTGGCCCGAGAATGGTGATGCGTATTGAACGATTTTTTGGTTATTTGTGTTGTCCGGGTCGCCGCCTAAATGTGGGAAATATACTTGTAATCTTCCGGAGCGTGTTGGATCTAATACGTGCTTAACGATGCCAACAAACGGCCCAGAATCCATACG